GTCTCAGTGGGCGGCAATAGGCGTGCTGGGGAGTCTGCTGTTTGGGCTGCTGACATATCTGACTAACCTGTATTTCAAAATCAGAGAGGACCGTCGTAAGGCGGCACGGGGAGAGTAATTCAATGACTCAAAACTATGAACTGATTGTGAAAGGGATCCGCAATTTTGAGAATAAAGTTACGGTAACTTTAGCATTACAGGACAAAGAACGCTTTGACGGTGAAATTTTTGACCTGGACATCTCGCTGGACCGTGTTGAAGGTGCTGCGCTGGAGTTTTATGAGGCAGCGGCCAGAAGGAGCATCAGACAGGTCTTCCTGGATGTCGCTGCCGGGTTATGTGAAGGGGATGAGCAGTCGCCGGAAAAGCGCCCCGTAATTTTAGAGGCGCAGAATGTATGGATAACCTACAAAGGAAAGCTACCGGGAAGGATTACTGGTTCCCTGAAGACTCCGCCGAAATGGTAGTTTTGCCAGCATAATTTTCTTCCAGCAATGCCGCCAGCCACTTGAAAGAATTTTGTTGTTCCTGGGACCATTTGGGGTTGCGTGATTCAAAATGAATGGATGCCAGCGTTGGCAGCATTTGCTCCCTGGGAATTGATAAGGCCAGATGTGAAAATGCAACAGTGAGGGCATTTACATCATCCCGAAGCCTGGAAATGCAGTCGAGCAACTCCTGTAGAGAAATGGTGCTATTGTCCATAAATAATCCTCTTGATTGTCTTTACCTTTTCCCCGCCTGATTCAACAGGCCGGGACAGATAAACATATCCAGGGTTCAGAAACCGATAAATCCTGATAAATATCCATGAACGCAAAAATCAAATACGGCCTGTCAGCTGCAGTTCTGGCGCTGATTGGAGCAGGCGCATCAGCTCCTCAGATACTTGACCAGTTTCTGGATGAAAAAGAGGGTAACCACACTACGGCATACCGCGATGGTTCCGGCAACTGGACCATCTGTCGGGGGGGCCACGATGGTGGATGGAAAACCCGTTTTTCCCGGTATGAAACTGTCGAAGGAAAAATGCGACCAGGTCAACGCCATTGAGCGTGATAAGGCGCTGGCATGGGTGGAGAAAAACATCAAAGTGCCATTGAGCGAACCCCAGAAAGCGGGGATCGCGTCATTCTGTCCGTACAACATTGGTCCCGGTAAGTGTTTCCCGTCGACGTTTTATAAACGAATTAATGCAGGTGATCGCAGGGGAGCGTGTGAGGCGATTCGCTGGTGGATTAAGGACGGTGGCAGAGACTGCCGTATCCGCTCAAATAACTGTTATGGTCAGGTATCCCGTCGTGACCAGGAGAGCGCGCTGGCGTGCTGGGGAATCGACAGATAAGCAGAATATTTTGCTGAAAAATAAGGCATGGCCACGCGGGCGGATAACATGAAATCCTGCGAACTGGCGAAACGTAAGTGAATAAAAGTAAAAACCCCGTTTGTTGGCACCAAGCGGGGTTTTGTGTTTCCTGACTCCGGAAAAGTCAAAGGAGAAAGTGTGTTTGATTTTAGCAAACTGATTCGGGAGATTCGAGTGATGGCTGAAAAATTATCCACCTGGAAGTTCATTCTTATCTGGCTGGTGTTTGTGATTATGGCCTCCGGTTATTTCATCGGTCAGATACGCTGGTGGTGAAATGAACCGCGTACTGTGCGTGGTCATCATTGCCCTGCTGGTGGCCTGTGGTGCGCTTAGTCTGGGGCTGAATCATTACCGTGATAACGCCATTACCTACAAAGCCCAGCGCGACAAAAATGTCAGAGAACTGAAGCTGGCGAACGCGGCAATTACTGACATGCAGATGCGTCAGCGTGATGTTGCTGCGCTCGATGCAAAATACACGAAGGAGTTAGCTGATGCGAAAGCTGAAAATGATGCTCTGCGTGATGATGTTGCCGCTGGTCGTCGTCGGTTGCACATCAAAGCAGTCTGTCAGTCAGTGCGTGAAGCCACCACCGCCTCCGGCGTGGATAATGCAGCCTCCCCCCGACTGGCAGACACCGCTGAACGGGATTATTTCACCCTCAGAGCGCGACTGATAATAATGCAAAAACAACTTGAAGGGGCACAGCTATACATTCGAGAGCAATGCCTCAGATAAAAACCGGCCAAGGATAATCCGCTGAAGATTCGCCGGTGGCTAAAGTGTGCCAAGAGTTCAATTTACGCAATTACTCCTGTCGATGCTATGTACCGTCTTTGTGAAGTCAATGGATACCTGATTTATTTCTGTGCGCTGTATCGTCGCTGTACTCTTGCATTAATTATGACTGTAGCCTGACGGGGAACTCCTTCTGCACAAGTGTGGGGGAATAATCAAAAACGATGCACACCGGGGTTACCGGGTACACATATTTCATCATGCCAGCGAGTCCGGTTCTGGCACGGAAGAAACCGGACGTTATGATTTAGTGCGGAAATATTTGTGTAGTGTTCTGAATGTTCTCAGTAAAGAGTAATGAATTATCAAAGGTATAGTAATACCTTTTGTTTTCGTGGATATTTGTAATCCATCTGAAAACCCCTGCTGTAGCAAGATTTTTCCTGTATTCGTAAAATGATAACTCTCCTGATTTGAATCCTTTTAAGGTGGCTTCTATAAGGCATTTATTTTTTGAAAATCTTACATTTACAACCTTACCCTGTCCTTTTATTAAAACCGTATTATCGTTTTCAAGAACAAGATGAATATTCTCTGTGGCTAAATAGTAAATGTAATGTGAGACATTGTGACGTTTTAGTTCAGAATAAAACCAGTGATAGTTTAAATTATTTCGCACTTTATCGAATATTTGTTTAAAAATGGCAATCTGAGCCATTGTAGTACCTTCCATGTGATATGAGGGGGGGTAGTCTGCACGATTATCTAAATTGCTTCAATCTGGTCTGACCTGTTTTCTGAGCAATTCAGTAATGTCACTCTTTTCTTTGTTTGCTTCAGGCGAAACTCTTTTTTCTGAGCACAGTCTCCGGCGGCAGGCTTCAATGACCCAGGCTGAGAAATTCCCGGACCCTTTTTGAACAAGAGCGATGTTAATTTGTTCAATCATTTGGTTAGGAAAGCGGATGTTGCGGGTTGTTGTTCTGCGGGTTCTGTTCTTCGTTGACATGAGGTTGCCCTGTATTCAGTGTCGCTGATTTGTATTGTCTGAAGTTGTTTTTACGTTAGGTTGATGCAGATCAATTAATACGATACCTGCGTCATAATTGATTATTTGACGTGGTTTGATGGCCTCCACGCACGTTGTGATATGTAGATGATAATCATTATCGCTTTACGGGTCCTTTCCGGTGATCCGACAGGTTACGGGGCGGCGACCTCGCGGTTTTTCACTATTTATGAAAATTTTTCAGGGAAAATCGTGTCGGTACTTCTCGAATATAAC